TGCCCCTGCGGAGTGCAATTACACCTTCCAAGCCACGTCCACGCTTCCGTCCCCCTGCACCACGATTCGCTCCACAAACTCATGCGCCAGCCGCTGCCTCAGCGTGTCGTCCGCCCCGTCCAGCGCGCCCCGGTACTGACCGCTCAGAGCATGAACATGCGCCTCGTGCCGCGCCCTGGCCTGTACCTGAGCGTCCGCGTCCCGCAGTTCCGTCAGCCTGGCCCCCAGCGTGGCGAGCTGTCCGTCCAGGACCGACAGCCGCGACAGATACTCGGCCTTGTCCAGCGCGCCGGACGGATCGAGATACAGATCGGTCAGGCGGCTGCGGCTGCGCCGGGCGTCCACCAGTGCCCCCTCGACGTGCGGCAATTCGGCGGGAATCAACGTCAGCGGCTGGGCCGCCAGGTGCGCCGCCGGATCGCCCAGCACGGTCACGATCCGATCCCAGACATGGGCCTCGATGTCGCGCATGGAGAGGCCTGGACTGCGGCACTTCTCGGCCCTGGCCGTGCTGCTGCGTGAGGTGCGCCCCAGGCAGGCGTAGCCCTCCCAGGTGCTGCCCTTGGTGCCGCAGTACGTCCGCCCGCAGGTCCCGCAGCGGATCAGGCTCTTGAGCATGTAGATGTGCTTGGCGTTCTTCAGGGCCGTCAGGCGGTTGCGGCTGAGGGTGGATTGGGCGGCCTCCCAGACCTCCGGCGTGACGATGGCCGGGCAGGGGGCTGTGGTGATGCCATTTTGACCACTCGGTCCCTTGGTGTTGCGCTTGCCGTAGCGGTACTCGCCCTTATACGTGGTGTTCTTCAGGATGCGCAGTATTGCTCCAGGCCGCCAGTGGGCCGAGGTGGCCTGACCCCGGAGGCCCCGCCCGTCGCGGCGGTACCGGGTGGGGATGTTCAGCCGGGACAGCTCCTCGGCGATGCGGATGTTGGACCAGCTCCGCTCCACGCACCAGCCGAAGATCATGCGGACGACTTCGGCCTCCTCGTCATGGACCACCAGGCGCTTGTCCTGGGTGGTGTAGCCATAAGCCGTGATGCCGCCGCTGTACACGCCCTTCTCCACCGCCTTGCGGGTGCCATCCCTGGACCGCTGCATGAAGGTGTCGCGCTCCAGCTCGGCGAAGATGGCCGTCACGCCCAGGCTGACTTTGCCCATCGGCGTGGTGCTGTCGATCTGCGGCTCGGAAAATGACTTGACGCCTACCCCGGCGTCCAGTAGCTCCTGGATCAAGCTGTAGGCGAGATGGGTGGAGCGGGCCAGGCGGTCCAGCCGGTAGATCAGCATCGTATCGAACAGGCCCGCGCCCGCGTCGGCCAGAAGTTGGGCCAGGGCCGGGCGGTCCCGCTTCGCGCCGCTGTGGCCGCCGTCCACGTACTGGCGGACGACGGTCAGGCCCTGCTGATCGGCGAAGGCAGCGAGCTTGGTGGCCTGGGTTTCCAGACTGTGGTTGGTGAGCTGCTCTTCAGTGGAGACGCGGGTGTAAGTGGCAGCGCGGGAGGTCATAGAAAGATCCACCGGATGAACGTGCCGCCTTCAGGCTGGGCATAGAGGGCAACATGGTAGGCGCGTCCAGCCGCACTCGTGAAGATGCCAATCAGAAAGTCAGTGTCCTTCTTCCAGGCCCTCGTCTGCCGCAGGCTCCGATCCTGACCGATCAACGTCTGGATGGCCTGGGCCTCAAGGGGTGACTCGGCACACAGCTGGGCGGACACGTAACTGGGGCAGTCGATGACTTCTGCGCTGGCGGCGAAAGAGACTGAACCGGCAAAGCGATGCTGCCGGTATTTAGCTTTGGTTCGCATGGCCCGCCCCCGCTTTGCGCGCGAAATACTGCTAAATCCTATGCGTCACCGAGGGAGTTTTCCGCACTGAACGTTCGAGCCAACCCAACTCAGCCAATTGTTCCCAGGCAACTTGGACGTGGTACGGCTCCATCATTTGCTTCTTGCGATCGCTCCACTGTCCAACTTTCTCCAACGCTTCTTCCCAGGTGGTGGCACCTTGCTCGGTGGCCACCCAATGCACGCTGGAAAGCAGTTCCATGGTGTAGCTGGTCTCGAATCCTGCGATTAGCTCGGCAACGGCTTCCAGATTGGCCTTCCCGCTCCCTGACTCTTCGGCCAGGAAGGCGTTAGCGGCCTGCACAGCGCCAGGCATCAACTGGATTTGAGAACGCCCACTTCCGTCTCCCAGACCCTGGATGAAAGTACCCTCCATATCTTCCAGAGCGTGCTGAACCCGCTCTGAGTAAGGGCCAAATCGCGCAGCTCTGAAATTGAGCTTCATATCCTCACCAGCAGCCTGAATGAAGTAAGCCAATTTCATTGCTTCTATCCGTCCCAGGAAATAGTCTGGAATCAAGTAGAGATCAATCAACTTGATCATCAAGGCGCGCCAGCGTGTCATGCTCACGATCTTTTTCGCGTTCGGCATCGCCAAGGCTTCAGGTGTGGCATCCGGTGAGTACAACAGCACTTCGACGTCTGGAAGCGCATTCAACGCTTGCACGATCAAAGGGCGTACCTCATCCCAGTCAAGGCCACCATGCCCACAACCCAGGGGAGGGATCGCAACAGATTTAATCTCGAGGGCCAGCAGCGTTTGAACTAGATCTTCCAGGCCCGCAGTGATGTACTCGAGTTGCGACTTCTCCCGCCAGTGCTGCTTGGTGGGAAAGTTGATGATGAACTGGGGAGTGTAGAGCGGGGGGCGCTGGGTGACGAACATCTTGCCAATCTGAACCTCACCTTTTTTAACGGCTTGGACGTACTCCCGATAATTGTCGGGGAATGCTCGCTTGAACTGCAAGGCAATTCCCTTCCCCATGACACCCACTGTATTTACGGTGTTCACAAGCGCCATGGCTTTGGCGTCCAGTAAGTTGCCTTGTTCTGCCCTAATCATACTCACCTCCCCTTTTCGGCTTTAAGCGTAGTCTTCATAATACCACTGCGGGCGGACGCCTATGGGCGCTCCTGCGTACTCAGGATACCCGGCCAGCAACAAACGTAACTTTTTTTTCATTTCCTCTGTCTTAACGGCGAAGCCGAGAAGTAAGCCTAACGGCACCTGATCCTTCACCATGAATTCAGCCTGCTTCCGGCGTTTCCGGTCGTTGTGCTGCCCAGGGACGTCATTCCACTGGCGGGCATCCACCACGTTCCAGTCCACCTTATCCAGATGCTCTGTGGAGTTGAACATCTGGGTGATCTTCACCGTGGTGTGTCCATCGGAAAAAACAAAAGGCAGGTCGTTTTTCTCGATGAGGTCAACGGCGCTCACGAGATAGATGATTTCGGCTTGGGTACCCCGGTAGGCCGTCCTGTGATGGGTGGCCAGGGCCAGCAGCATAGGCGAGCGATTCCCAAAGTAGAAGGGTACGTAGTCGTGAATCGTCCCACCTGGAGGATCGGGAACACCCATGGTGGCTCGTCCTTCCTGAATTCCCTGACGCGATACATCCTGTTCCAGGGGTGCTTGTCGCTTACACACCAATGCCCCCTGCGCCAGGATTTTCGGTAAATTGTTGATCGGTGTGATGTGATAGATCAACACCCGATCAGGAACACGGCCTGGCATGACTCCTCCCATCTTGTCGACTTGCTATCGGCGCACCTGTTTTCTCCTTCATACCTTGTTCTAAGCAATTGAAGGGGAGAGGAACTTGCAAGCTCACGAAGCTACCGCCCCCGCCAGAATCAGCCCGATCTGCGCCGCCCACCGCCTGCCGTTTTTTACCATGATCGTTTTCTATCTGCTGCTGCGCCGGAAGCCGTCGGCCTGCGCATCGGTTTCGGTGATGTAACAGACTTCTGGCACTGTTCGGCTGTAGTACGCGCCTCCGGGAACGTGGTAGATCCGCTCGCCGCTGCTGCTTTCATTGCCCTTGATCACGGCTGGGCTGTAGCAGGGCGGGCTGTAGCCATGTGGATAACGGGGGCTGTTAGGCGGCGGTGGCGTGGTTGCCACGATGTCCACCATGATGTCGAGCGTTTCCTCGCTCTGATTCCCGCTGAAGTCCTCGGCGATGACTCTGATGGTGTGCGGTCCGTTGTCGGACGGATAGAACTTTTTACTGACTGTGTACGGAGCCTTGCCGGCAAACCCAAAAAGCGCGTCGTTGTCATAGAAACGGACTTGCAGCACTTCATCATCGTCCGAAACGGAGGTAGTGAACGTCACTTCTGATTGTGTGGTGACCGTGCTGGTACTCGCGGTGAACGAGGCGATGACAGGTGGAGTGACATCCGCCGGAGTGTCGACGGTGAGCGTGATCGTTTGTTCGGCGCTGTTGCCGCTGGTATCCGTCGCCACAACCCGAATTTGAACTGAGGCGCGGGTGTTGGGGGAAAAAGATACGGTGGCCGAATAAGGAGCCTTGGTGGCCGTGAATTCAAGCTTGTTGTTCGTGTAGTACTTCACGTCGCGAATGGCGACATTGTCTTTGGCATTGGGGTCGAGGCTGACCGGAGCAGTGGTGACAACCTCCATCGGGTTGGCCTTGACGTCCAGCGTGGGTTTCTCGGTGTCCACTGCCGGTACTGGTGCCGGTACTGGTGCCGGTGCCGGTGTTGGAGGCTTGGGATTAGAAGTTGTGGGCGGGGCTTGAGATGGTGGCGGGGTTGAGCCGCCCGAAGGGCCGCAGGCGGATAGAAGAAGACCGAGTGCGAGTGCGGCAGTGACCAGATTCTTTTTCATGTGTCTCCTTGCGACGCCAGGACGCCCACAATGCTGGCTAGTTTCCATACATCTGGTGAGCTGCCTCGTTCCTGAGGGTGAACTGGGCAGAGGTGTTGGTATCGGCGCGCGCGACGTAATACCCGGCCAGTGGGCCTTGAGTGATTTGGACATTCTGACGGGGAACTTCTTCAAGCTCGGGAGAGAGCTGGCGGGCAGTAATTCTGGGGTCAGAGATGGTCATGGTCACGCGGTTGTCAGAGAGACCAAGCCCTACGCTACCAATCCCGTCCACCGTGCCGCCGCAGGACTTGCCGGTGGACGCCGGGATGCAGTCCAGCCCCTCCCCTGCCATCAGCGCCGCCACCTGCTGAGCGGCGGAGGCGTCCCAGGTGGGAGCGGGGGCCGTCAGAGTGCCAAGGCCCACGAAGACCAGTCCAGCGATGAAGGCGAGGCCGGTCCTCCCGCTGGTTTTCTTTCGCTGCCGCAGGTCCTGAACGGCGAACACCAGCACCGCAATGAAGGCAGCGGCAGCCAGCAGAATAAAGAAGACGAACACGGCCTACCCGCCCCACACGCCGATCACCCTGGACCCGCGCACCCTTCGCGGGCTGGCGTCCAGGAAGACCAGCGCCGGTTTTGTCACGCGGCAATGGTCCCGTCTGCTCATTTGTCGCATGCGATCCCATCGTTGTCGCGGTCCAGGTTGGGGCTGTAACCCGCCGTCCCCCGGCGCATGTTGCTGTACCCAGCGGCCAGGGCTGCGGCGCAGGAGCGAAACTTGGTAGTGGTGGCTGGCGCGGCCTGAACGGGAGTGCCATAGACCAGACTGAGATGCCCAGTCGCGCCAGTGGGTTGGTAGTACACCAGCAGCGGCTGACCATCCAGGACATATGCGCGGGAGAACGCGCCTGGATAAGCAGGGTCCGTATCAAGCTTCCAGTCACGGGCCAATTTCAGCCCCGCAAACTTTCCAGCCCCTGTTGCTGCCCACTTGACCTTGAATGCGCCCGCGCCCAGGGGCAGTGTTCCGCATGTTGCCCGGAACGCGGCACCGCTCAAATCGGAATCCTTGCACACCGACACCTTCCCACCCAAGGCAGTCAGTGCAGCTTTCGCAGATACCCCAACCGGGCCAGTGATAGGCGTAGCGTTGGCCGACGCCAGAACCATGGATGCACCGATGATAAGCAGCCTTTTCATATCGACACCCCTTTCATCCGCTTTCATCAGTTATCGAACCTCATCCGCACCGTGTCGCTCCCCGCCTCGGTGGTGCAGGTGAAGCGGGTACGGATGTTTGCCCCAAACGAGTTCTCGGAATCCACGTACCCCCTCCACAGGAAGCCGGAGGCGAACGTCCCCACCAGATCGCCATTGTTTTGATCGGTGTAATAGTTGCTGACTTTGGCTGTGGCTGGGGCTTTGAGGCTGTCTTTGACCAGCTTTTCGCAGGTGTAGCCGAATGAGCCGGTGCGCTCGCTCTCGGAGGGTGCGCGCGGGGTGGAACTGGAGCTGGATGGGGCAGAGTCGCCAGAACACTGTTGAAACAGGCCCACGAGTAGTAGGAAGCCCAGGCCGTACAGAAACCATGTACCGCAGCCCGGACCTTTTTTCTGTTCCACTGGGGGCGTTGCTGGCATGGCCTGTGCCGGAGGCGTTCTCTGGGCAGCGGGCTTGGCTGGGATGGCCGCGCCCGCGTCACGCTGGAGCTTGCCACGCACTTGGGCGCGGTACTTCTCCTCGGCTTCGATGCGGGCTTTCGTGGCGGGGTCCAGCTCGTCAGGCTTCACCACGCCACCGTCCCCAGCACCGCCGCCTGACGGCGCGGCACCTGCCGCAGCTCGGCGTCCGGCACCGCCAGCGCGACTTCGGGAATCCGGTCAAAGCGCCAGAAGGGGAGGCGGCTGTTGCAAGTGCCGACATGGGCCACATAGCTGCCGCTCGTGATGAACGCTGCCCGGTAGGCATCCGGGTCACGCGACACCCAGCGGTGCAGCGCAGCGGGCAAGCTGGCCTGCCCCGCGACGGCCAGGTTGAAGATCGCCTCTGGGGTATCACCGTACATGCCGCAGACGATGTTGACCATCGGATCGGGCAGAATCATCTGTGCGGCGGCATGGTTGACTACCGCCTCGATATGCGCGTCGGCGTCTTCCTCGTCCACCTCGGCGGCCACGTCACGCTCCAGTCCAGCGCGTTGCATCAAAACGTGGTTGATCTCGTGCAGCAGCGTGAAGCGGCGGCGGGCGACATGCAGGTCACGCGCGAGCTGGATCACGGCGGGCGGCCCGGCACTGCCCCGGTTGGTGCGTCCGGTGATGATCTGGATGTCCAGCAGATGGGCCAGGCGGCGGGGGTCTGGCTCGTAATCATGCTGGGCGTGCTGGGCGCGGCTGAAGGCCAGGAAGTCCTGAGTCGCGTACCGCATCAGTCCCTGCGCTCTGGCTGAATGCCGTGGCGGGCCATGTTGCGGTACAGGTCCAGCCAGTCTTCCGGCGTGTCGCCTGTCATACCACGCGCCCGGAAGCTGGCGAGGAACTGCTGCCACTTCGGATCGGTCAGGTCCGGGAACCGCTTGCCGTAGAGACTGACGGCTTCCAGCAGCTCATCAGGCAGGTCCAGGGGTTCGGGTTCTGGGGCAGGGGCAGCGGCAGAAGCCGGGTGGGGGGCTGTGGTGGGGGAGACATACAACCCTGTGGCTTCCTGCCACTGCTCACTGGAAAACCCAAGAACAGCGCGTAGCGCCTCGCGAACGGATAACGAAGCACGGCTGAGGGGAGCACGCCCACTTTCCAGCTTGTTTAGGTAATCCGGCGTGATGTCCTGCCCATGCCGCGCCATTTCTGCCACGAATGACGGGCGGTTGAGTCCCAAATCAAGCCGCCGCTCTTTAATCAGCCGCCCATGTTCTTCGGCGCGAGCATCGTGGTCAGGTGCGGAGCTAGCGACCATCGGTATCACCGCCCGGTACGGGCGGTAGGTAGATAACGTCATGGCCCTCCATACGTTCACTGTAATCAAATGGTTCCAGAATGGGCCGAAATGCTACCTAAATTGGGTCTATTCCCAATCTGCTATTGACATCAAATGATCCCAGTCGTATTCTATTCCCATGCCGGAAAACACCTCTCTAGATGCCACTGCGGCAGCAGCCCGCGCCGCTCTCGCCGCGCGTGGTCTGTCTGCACGCGGTTTGGCACGCAGGCTGGGCATGAATAAGCGGACCGTTACCGACTTTCTTTTTGAGCGTCGGGAAACCCGCCCCAGCACTCGCCTCTCAATTTGCCGTGAGTTGGGAATAGATCAAGAATCAACGAAAGGCGCAGCCGCATGACCGTCATCCGTGACCACCTACCCACCCCTGGCCCTGAGCGTGACCGGGCCATCCAGAACGCCTTGCGCGTGCTGATCACGCACCAACCCACTCGTCCCGCCCCCGTGGCGTCAGAGCGGCCCGCCAAAAGGACGGGCTGAAACCAAAAAAGCGCGCCTACACGGGCTACAGACCCAGGCGCGCACTCAACTAAAGGAGTTCCACCATGTTACACGAAGTCCCCACCGTCCGCCCTCAACTCGCCCGCGCCCACGCGCCCCGCTGCGCCCACTGCGGACGCCCGCTGACCCATCCTGGCACCGTCATCGCGTTCGTGGGCGTCGTGGGTCCAGAGTGCCGCCACAAATTCACGCATCTGATCGCCCTGGTGGCCGAGGTGGAAATGCTGTCATTCAACATCGACGATCAAGGCAGCCAGAGATTGGCGCACCTGATCTGGAGCCGCCTGTGCAGGCTCGGATTCGTGGTCACCAAGCACGCCGACACCACCAAACGGACGTTGTGGCTGGAAGTGGACAGCAGGGTCAGCCGGAAGGGCGCAGACGTGGTCAAGCGCTACGAAACGGTACGCGCCGAATTCGAGCAGCAGCTCAAGCTGGCGCAGGCCGAGCGTGAAGCGGTGGGGGCATGAAGCCCCTGCTGGTCTTCGAGGATCAGCCACGTCTGCTCGCGCAGGTGGAGCTGGACCCCCACGCCAATCAACACAGCCCGGACCGGCCTTACCGGGTGGTGCTGTTTGAGCCGGAGGACAACGTGCTGGACACCGAGCTGCCCCACGCCGTCCGCAACTTTTCCTGGGACGAGCTGCTGGCGCTGCAAACGGCCATTCACGAGCTGCTCCAGGTGCCAGCCAAAACCGAGGTTTCCCAGTGACCCGCCACGAGACCCTGACCATCCTGGCAGCAGCGCTGCTGGCGGCTGCCGGGTTCGTGTCCACCATGCCCACCCCGCTGTCGGTGGCGCTGGCCTGCGCCGGTGCGGTGGTGGCGGTGTGTGGGCAGCGGGTGCAGCGGCGCGAGTTGGCGGCGCTGAAGGTGCGGGCATGACCCTGGTCCTCTTTTTCAGCCTGACCTTGTTGTCAGTCGCCGTGCTGAGACAGGCGGCCCGTTTGGTACCCATTCCAACAGCGCCGCGCTATGAATGTGCCAGGCGCTCGCTGTGCGGTTGCGCGGACTACGGCAGGACTGCGCCGCGTGCGAATTGCCCCGAATGCTGGGGCAGCGGACGGGTGCGGGTATGACGCCCTCTCCAGCACAGGAGCAAATGGACGCGCTGAAAGGCTGTGAGCCAGCTCTACTGGCCGATTACATGGTGGCCGAGGGCAACGCGGGCAGCTTTTTCAGGGCGATCTCCGTGGCGCTGCGCCGCGCCGATCCGGTCAACCGCTTCAAGCTCTATCAGGCGTTTACTGATCCGCTGTACGGTTATCTGATCCGGCAGCGCTTGTGGGCCGAGAAGAACGGCTGGGAGTCCGCATGACCGGCGAGTGGCTGCCCCACACCTCCAGCACCCGGCGACTCGACGAGGACCTGAAAGCGAGGGGCTACCTCATGCGGTGGCGGGCCGCTGACGTCACCGTGACCGCCCCGGATGGCTGGCAGGCCGTATTCACGGGCCAGACCGTTGCCGCCATGATGCGCAGCGCCTACGCCTCAGCGCAGGAACACGAGGCCGAGAAGTTTGTGGCGCGCATCGAAGAACGCGTACAGCGCCCCAGCACGCGGGGCAACAGGTGGGGAACGTGAAACGCTCTGGCCGCCAGCGGCGCAACCTGCTGAACCGGGCGCTGCTGTTCATCGAGAAGCGCAAGCTGCACCACCTGCCCGCGAAGGTGCAGTGGAAATCGCCACGCTGCCATCTGGCCAGCGCGTTCCTCACGGACTGGCGTGAGCATCAGCGGCGGTACTCGCGGTGAGCGGGGCGCATCTGCTGTTGATGGTGCGCCTGGGCGTCATGGCCGGGCTGTGGCGGTACGTGCTGGGCCTGGAAATCGCCGAGCAGCGGGCCGAGTGCTGCGCCCTGTGTGGGCATCCCGGCTGTGACGGCAGCCTGGCGCACTGCCCGGAACGGTGGGCGCTGTGAGCGCCGTGACGATGGCCCGGGCGCTGGAGATCATGGGCCAGCAGGGAGGCCGCTGGTGGACGACGGGGCAGATGGCCGCCGCGCTGGGTTGCCCGCCCGAGGGGGGCCACCGGGTGCTGCAACAGGCCCGCGCTGCCGGACCTGTCCGGCAGCGCGGGGACGGTCAGTTTCAGCGCTTCGATGTGCGGGCCTGCCTGCTGGCCCACCTGCGGGCGAATCCGGCCATGCATTACACGCCCGGTTGCCTGTCGTGGGAACTTCCAGACCTGGCGCTGAGTGCCGATGAGGTGGCCGCGCATCTGGTAGCCCTGATGGGGAGCGGCGAGCTGGAGCTGTGGGCCTGCCTGCCCACCGAGCTGGGCGGGTATTACGAGATCCGCCAGTCCGGGAACGGCCAGGCGGTGAGCGAATGACCCGCCGCCCCGCCCGCCGTCTGCTGCTGCTGGCCGCGCTGCTGTTGCTGGCCGCCGTGGCGCTGGCCGGACACGCCGATCCCCAGCGCCCTGCCGTATCGCTGGCCCTCATCGCCTGTTTTACCGGGGCGTGGCTGTCTGCCTGGATCGGCGCGGCCCGCACCCTGAACCGGGAGGTTCAATCATGACCAGCAAAGCAGTTGCCAAGCCCAAGATCAGCCTGAAACAAACTAAGAAGGAAACCGTCACCACGCCGATCAGTGCCCACGAGGCTAGAAAGAAATTCGGTCCGAAGGGCAAGCAGGCAGACGCCGAATCCGACATCCCCTTCCACCAAATCGACGCGGCCATCGGCGGGGCCAGCGCGCCGGAGCTGACGCCAGTGGACGTGGTGGCCGTGCCGGTTGTGGCCCTGGGCGACGGTGAGCCGAACCAGATCCGCCCTGTGCCCTGGAACACCATCCACAACAGCCCGCTGAATCCGCGCAAATCCTTTGAGAAGGACGCGCTGAAAGAACTGGCGATCAGCATTTACCGCGAGGGTCTCCAGCAGAACCTGGTGGTGCGGCCCCACCCGACGCTGCCCGGTCAGTACGAGATCGCGGCGGGCGAGCGGCGCTGGCGGGCCATTGGCCTGCTGACAGGCGGCTTCGAGGTGGGTGAGGGTGAGGCCCGCGAGTGGCTGGAGCTGCCCGCCACCACCCCAGTCAACGTGCTGGTGCGTACGTTGAGCGATCTGGAGCTGCTCCAGGTGGCCACCGCCGAGAACGTCCAGCGTCGCCGCATGACCCCACTGGAGGAGGCCGATGCCTTCGCCGGGCTGATCGATCTGGGATCGGACGTCGACGACATCGCCAGCCGCTTTGGGTACGGACGGCGCACGGTCATCCGGCGCATCCAGATCAGCCGCAACCTGATCGCGCCCATCCGCGAGAAGTACAACGCGGGCGATCTGACCCTGGCCCAGGTGGAGGTGCTGGCCGTGGCCGGGCCGGAGACACAGGAAGTGGTGTGGGAGCAGATCAAGTTTGCGCCCCAGCGGTTCTCGGCTGCGGACCTCCGGGAAAAGCTGAACGCCCGGTCCTTCCTGGTCAAGCACCGCCAGTTCCCCGCGCCCTGGTACACCGGCGCAATGGTGCAAGACGATCTGTTCGGCGACGTGGAACCGTACTTCGTGGACGCGAAGCAGGCGCTGGAGTTGCAGGTCAAGCACGCCCGCCTTCTGGCCGACAAGGATGTGAAGAAGGGCGCGGCGTTTGCCTCGGTGGGCCTAGATGATCAAAAGTACCGCTATGAGAGCGGCGGGACTGGCGTGGTGTATTCCATCGCAGCCAGGAGTGGCGAGCTGGTGCGCTGGGAAGAAATGGGGCCGCTTCAGTCGTACCAAAAGCCCACCAGCGAGTATGTGGCGGGCGATATGGCGCAGGCACGGGAACAGCGGCAGGCCAGTCCCGCCGCACCTGCCCAGTCTGCTGGACCCCGCTACCCCAGCAAGGATCAGGCCAACACCTGGGCCGCTGGCCGGTCCCTGGACGCCGCCACGACGGACCGCGCGCTGCTGGAGGCCGCCTACGTTCTGCACCACCTGTTCACCGGGACCACGCCCTTCGAGGTGCCGGGCCGGGGCCTGGCGCTGGACCTCGCCAACCGGCACGCGGACGGCGCGCTGCTGCTGGACGGCACCGAACTTGTTCTTCCGGAGCCTGGCGATATGGCGAGCGAGACCCGGAACATGACGGCGGCCCTGCGCGCCCTGATCACGTTACCGGAGGAGGCCAGGACGACGCTGTTCCGCTCCTACCTGCTGGGCGAGCTGGACATCAATATCGATGTTGAGATGGAGGCCGCGCTGGCCGCCGAGGCTGGCCCGTTCATCCTGGACGAGTTGTACCTGAACGCCTGCAACCGCGTGGCCCTGCTGGAGCTGTGGGCAGACGTGGGGCTGTCGCCAGAGGACAGCGAGGCCCAGAAGGACGAAACGCTGCGCGCCGAGCTGCTGGCTGGAGCTGCGGATTTCCAGGCCCAGGGCTTCTTGCCGCGCCCGCTGCGGGCGACTGGGTCTGAAGAATGAAACAGACCTTGAAAGTGGCTGTGGACGCCATCAAACACGAGTACAGCCCGAAAGGTACGCCCCTCACGGTCCTGCACCTGGAGCTGCCCAGCGGCGCGGACCTGAAGTTCCTCCAGCGCGCCCACCGCATCAGCCACAAGGACGACGGGTGGGTGAGCGCCACGTTCACTCTGCGCATTTACGGCGGCGGGGACCGGCGCACCTGGAACGTCACGAGCCGGGGCAGCAAAACGAAGGATTTCAAGGTGGTGGCGGTGGCCGAGGTGTTCTTCAGCGCGGGCAGCCGCTTCGAGCAGTACTTCAATCCGGTGGACCCGGACCGCATCGACATCGAACTGGACGTGGAGATCCTGGAAGCCCAGGACAACACGCCGCTGTTCGGCAGCAACAAGAAGAAAGACGAGGACGAGGGGCTGAACGCATGAAGATCGGTTACAAGGTGGCTTACATGATGACCGGCCCGACGGGGCTGGTCACGCACAATTCGGAGCGCTTCACGGCTCAGGAATTCGGCAGCATGCGCGAGTGCCGGGAGATGGCGCAGTGGTGTGCCGACAATTTGAAGGGTGTGGACCACATCAGCCCGGTGGTCATCCAGGAACTGAGTGAGCGGGACCACCTGGAACATGACGGGCAAGATTCCATCAGCGTGCCGCTGGGCCGCGAGCGGGGCTGGTGACCGTGACTCCTGCCCAGATTCGCGGCCTGACATTGCGCCATCCCTGGCCCGCCATGTTCCTGTTAGACGACGGCCCCAAACGGCTGGAGAACCGGGACTGGCCGCCCCCCAAGCGCATGCTGGGGCAACTGCTGGCCCTGCACGGCGGCGCGCTGCCCAAGCCAGGCGAGCGCAAGTATCTCAAGGAAATTCAGCACGATCTGACCTACGTGGGCGAAGTCTTCGACGATCCCGACGCGGGCGTGAGCTTCAGCGACGAGGAGTTGCTGGGGTTCTGCGTTCCGGGCATCTATGGCGTGGCCCGCCTATCGGAAGTGGTACAGCGGAGTGATGATCCGTGGTTCACCGGCCCTTTCGGCTGGGTGCTGAGCGACTTCGTGCCGATTGACCCACCGTTGGTGGACCACAGCCCCAGCCATCAGGGACTGTGGACGATTGAGCCTGGCACGCTGGCCACCCTGCGCGTGCGGTACCGCGCGGCCCAGGGCGGGACTGAGCAGGCGGCAGACCCTGCGCCCCAGCCACTGGCCCCGGCCTTACCGCCCAGGGCTTCTCAGCCCGAACTGTTCTGCCCAGGCACGCCGATCACCAACCTGAAGCAGACCTTCTGGCCCGGCACGCTCTACGGGCTGGCCGTGGGAGATGAATGGATCACGGTCACGCGCGCAACGGGTGGCCTGTGCCGCTGGCGGGCCATGCGGGGCGGCCAGACCGGGGAAGGGCCGCGCTCAGCCTTCGACGACTTCGTGGCGCAGATGCAGGAGCTGGTGGCATGAGCAAGAGCACCGCGATGGACCTGGTGGTGCAGTTCATGGGCCGTCAGAACACCATTCCTACCCCAGTCCCCTTCATTCGTATCCTGGGGGACCACGCCGCCGCCGCGTTCCTGGCCCAATGCCTGTACTGGGGAGACCGCACCACGAACCCGGACGGCTGGTTCCACAAGACCCACGAGGAGTGGCATGACGAGCTGGTGCTGACCCCGGATCAGGTGCGCCGCTGCATCCGCACCTGCGGCGCGATGGTGGAAGTGAAGCGTGCTGGAATCCCGGCCAGAAACCACTACCGCGCCAACCATGAAGAGGTGGGGGCTGCCCTGGAACGCCTGGCAATTGAAAGCCAGAACGCGACGGCAAGATGTGGGGAAACCCAACAACAGGAAACGGACAAACCCCACGACAGTACGCGGACAAACCCCACAGCTAGTCGCACGGCGGACCCCACATCTAAGTCAGAACCTACTTCAGAACCTACACAGAACCTACAAAAGACAACAGCAACAGCAGGGCCAGGCGAGGCGGAAGGCGCGGAAGAGAATTCCGGCGGTCTGTGGTCTGGGGAAAATCTGGAGCAGGAGTTCACTCAGCAGGGCGGCGCTGATCGCGCCGACGCCCCTCACGGGGCGGATGGTGTGGATGCTCAGACCGTTCCAGGAACTGCCCAGGGCGCAGCAAACGCCGAAACCGCTCAGGCCACGTCCCTTGAAAAAATTCCGCCGGGCGCGGCGCTGGCGGCCCTGACCGCCGCACTGGCCGGGATGAAGCGGCCCGTGGCCGATCTGATCGCCGAATACCCGGACCGGGCGGGCTGGCTGGAACTGGCCCCGGCCCGCATCCGCGAGCTGCTCGCCGAAGCGCGGACGGCGAACGGCAACCGCTACCGGGGCGCGCTGATCGACGCTCTGGACGCGGAAGTCCGGCGGCTCAACACCCCGCCCGCCCTGCTCCCCTGCCCGCAACCCCAAGACGACGAAATCGATATGGCCGCCCTGATCGACGGCGCGCCGCTGGACGGCAACCGGAGGAGAGCATGACCCAGTTTGAAAGCGATTTTGACCCGATGCTCGACGCGCTGATCGGCCCTGACAGCGACATTTCGGCCCCCAGCGTTCCCAGCCCACCCATGACCCCGGAACTCGCGCAGGCCGCCCATGCCCACCTGGCCCAGGCCCGCGCCAATGACCGCGCCCGGCATCCCAAACCGCGCGAGACCGCCACGGTGGCGGGTGTTCTGGGCAAGTTCACGCCCGCACTGCCACCAGCTGCCGAGATTTATCCCACCGCCGGTCACATGGACGCGCTGGCCCGCATTCGCAGCATGCCGCGCTTCGTGGCCGCCGTCCGCCGCCGCCTGCACGACGACAGTTGCATGGGCGGCGACGTGGTGATCACTGCTGGTCCGGGCGCTTACGACAACCGCCGCTGCCCCCACTGCGAGGTGACTGGACGCGAAACACGGCTGCGCGCCCAGCTCCGCTCAAGCGGAATCGAGGGCCGCTACCTGGACAGCGAGTGGGCCGATCTGGAGCTTCTGGCCCCACTCGACCGGGTGGCCGAAAAGTGCGCCGACATCGATGCGCTGATCAGCGCCGGAGTGAGCCTGCTCCTGTACAGCGAACAGACAGGCTGCGGCAAGAGCCAGGCTGCCATGCTGATCGCCAAGGCCGCTATCCGCGCCGGTCACGACGCGCAGGTGGTCAACCTGGCCCGGCTGGCGCTGGACGTCCGCGAGGGGTTCAGCAACCGGGGCGGGGAAGGCACCCTGACCGAGCGCGCTGCCCTGCTGCGGATGACCACCCCGGCGCTGCTGGTGATCGATGACCTGGGCGCGAGCGAGGGCGAGACCGCTGCCATTGAGCGCCGCCTGCTGGGCCTGGCCCTGGACGAGCGTCAGATGCACCGGCGGGCCACGGTGGTCACCACCAACCTGCCACTGACGGTGCCCGAAGGCTCCAAGGCCGCGACGCTGGGCAGCATCTTCGGGGCGCGGGTACTGGCCCGGCTGCAACCGTTGACCGCCCTGCACGTCAACCACGGCGTGAACTTCCGCGCCCGCAAGAGCGAGGTGAGCTGGTGAGGGCCTTTGATCTGCTGGTCAGTGAGGACGAGGAGGAACTGCTGGCGATCTTCACCGTCACCCTGCCGTATGACCCGGACACCTCCCTGGTGCTGCGCGGGCCGTACAAGGGTCAGGACGTGGCCGAGGCGGAGATCAGCGTGTCCTGCGAGCTGCTGGAGCATTTCAAGGGCAGGGGCGTGATGGTGGTGCGCCAGACGGTCACCCTCCGCCCGTGGTGGAGCTGGTTCACGTTCACCCCGGCCCGGCGGCTGACGCCCACGCGGGTCTTTCCGAAGTTGGGCCGATGACCAGTCCTGAACAGTGCGGCAGGCTCGCTGACGAGCTGCGCAGAATGCTGGCCTATCTGGAAAAGGCCACGACCTCGCTCAGTGAGTTTCACCAGGTGTCATGGCAGCGCCGCACCGACGAGCCGCAGTCCCTGCGCTCTGCCCTGGAGGCCAACGCCCGCCCCGTCCACCGACCCCAGCAGCAGCGCCGCTTTCGCCGGAGCCAGCACCGGTGAGCTTCCGCAAGGGCATCAGCCGGAAGGCCCTGGAACGCGGCGGGGTGGACGTGCGGCCCGGCGATCTGGGGAGTGATCTGGAAGGCGAGCTGGTGTCTGCTGTCCATCTGGCGGGCCTGCCCGCGCCAGAACGGGAAGTGGAGTTGGTAGAGGGCCGCAAATGGCGCAGTGACCTCGTGTGGCGCGCAGCGCGAGTCATTTTCGAGGTGGAGGGCGGTACACAGAGCGGAAAAAGCAGGCACTCGCGTGGGAAGGGCTTCGCTGACGATTGCCGGAAATATAACGAGCTGACCATCAGGGGCTGGAAGGTCCTCCGGGTCACCGGGGAACACATCAGCAGCGGCGAGGCCGTGGCCTGGATAGAGCGGGCGCTGGGCCATCAGCCGTGATCCCGGCCATCCCCCAGGCCGCCGATCTGGCTGCCTGCACCACGGACGCCGCCCTGCTGCGAATGACCGGTCAGGGCGCGCTGCCGCTGCTGATCGTTTATCACCAGTCGCGCCTGCCGATTCGCCTGCCCCGCTGCGTGGTGGTGGGGATTGCTCTCCGTCCACTCGTGTGCAGGGAATTCCTGGACGGCACTCGCACGCACGTCATCGGCGCGCCACCACCAGTGATGCATGTCATCAACACCGGCGTTCCTGAATCCACCCTCGAATACTGGCCGCCTGCGGGTCGACAGCAGGCGGTGTGATGCCTACTTCACAGGAGCAACCTTGACCCTTCCCGACACCTACCGCCTGCTCGCCACGTTTAGCGGCGTTCCCCTCAAGACCCTCCCCGCCCTGGAAGCTGCCGCACTGCGCTTGCCGATCACGGACCCATCAGACCCCAACGATCCTGGCCGCGCGCCCATCAGCGACCACCACCGCGCCCTCCTCCGGCAACTCGCCGGGAGCGGGCGCATTCGCTGGGTGAGCTGGGGGCCGGACGGTTGCGGCTACGTGCTGACCGGTCACGGCGAGCTAGCGCTGGACGAATACGCTCGGCGCTACGGTCCAGCCCACACGCCCCGGCGCGGCCCCAGTTTGGCCGAAGTGGCGCGGCAGAATCTGCGCCGTGACCAGGAACGGGCCGAGCAGACCCAGGAGCCAGCATGAGTGACGCCCCTACCCGCGAGGAGCTGCGTGATCTGAAGGCCAGCGCCGCCCGCAAGGCCCGCCGCCTGAAATCCATGACCCTCGGCGCGCAGCTCCAGTACTCGCCGCCCAAAGAGACCACTGCCCACCACGGCGAGACCGTAACCGTCCTGCGCGCCCCCCGCAGTGATGTGAAGTCCCCCACCGCCCGCATCCAGTTCGCAGGCGGCACAAAAATAAGCGTGCCGGTTCACCACCTGCGCCCGCTGCCGCCCGGCGCGCTGTACCGCCCCAGCCAACCCACACCCGAAGACCCGCCCTCCGTGCAGGACGCCCGCAGCCGCCCCGCCTGGGAACGACTGCTGAACGTGATCGACGAACTCGTGGAGGCGGAACAGACCGGCCAGCCCCGTGAACCCCTGGATGCCAACGTGCGCCACCGCCTCGCCCAGCTTGCGGGCATGGTCAGCCCCAGGGGCACGCCTGCCGACGAGAAGGGCGCGTTGGCCGCCCAGCTCCGCGTCTATGCCGAACTCGACGCCCAGCGGCGGCATGCTGTCCGGCCTGGCCGCGCCGGTTACCCCCTTCAGCCTGCGCAACGTCTGCCCAAACCCACGGACCGGCTGGACTCCCCAGAATGGCTGGATCAGGAACAGCGCCGGATGATCAACACCGTGGCCCGCTGCATCCACCTCCGGTACTTCATCAGTGACCGGGCCGAACGCCACGCCCTGCGCGTTCCGTCCCATGTCCGCGCCGCCCTGCGCGCCGCAGGCCGCTCCGAGGACCGTGCCGTCGAGCAGCCCAGCCCCAGCCAGCCCCGCGCTTCGGAGCTGCACCTGGTGGCCGCCGACAGCTACCGCTTCATGGTCGCGGACGCGCTGGAGGTCTGTCAGTATCTGGCCGTCGGCAAAACCCGCGAAGCTCAGGTCCTGCTCCAGCAGCAGCAGGCCGCCCGCGTCCGGTACGCCCTGACCACCCGGCAGATCGAAGCCCTGCGCCCCCTGTCCCACACCGGGCGTTTTTTCCACGGCGACATCCTCAGCGTTCGCGACGAACGGCCCGAGGATGCCGACGCTGGCAACCCGGACGCCTCGGGGATGTCCCAGTACTACACCCGCCTGACCATTGTGTATGCCCAGGACGGCTATTCCCTGACGGTGGCAAATGCCCCCGAATTGGAGGCGCAGACGGCCACCGTAGCAGGTGAGGACGCCTGGAAGGACCTGTGCCGCTGGATCACAGACACCAGCCAGCGCCGCGACGGCAAGAAACAGGGCCGCCGCCAGGATGATGATGGGGAGTTGGTCTACCGGGAAAACGAGGGGAGTCTGCGCCTGCGCGACAACATCAGCGAACAGTACCCGCGCCTGGTGGCCGCCCTGGAAGTGGTGCGGCGTTCGCTGGAAGCTCAGGGCAGCGATGTGCTGGGCAGCGAGATCCCGGAGAATCACCCTGCGCGCGGCTTTCATCCGGCTGTTGAGAACAACGAAAAAAAGGGGGGGACTTGACAAATCCCGTCAGAATTCGCCTAATTAAACCTATCCTGGCTCTCAGAGTGTCGAGATCGCCCCATCAGCCGCCCTCCGGGGCGTTTCTTCATGTCTGGGACGAACGTCATACCCCTGTGACAGCGGGCGGGCTAGGCTTCCCCTATCCCAAGAGCAAAGACCTGCCCGAGTGAAGGCAGGAATACCGCCCCACCGAGCGTGGGGCTTTTTCTATGGCTGGAATGCCTCGAAAGCAGCCCGCATCGTTGCCGAACTACCGCGAAGGATCGTGCGCGTCGAGCCAGAGGACACCACGACGGCGGCGCTCTGCACAGCGAAGTACAGGCTAGCGGCGATTGCGGAAGCCAGCACCCACCAATACCAATCGACGATCTCGTATTCCCCAATGGCGGGCCGGGGTTCTGAAGTTGCTAGAAAGGCAAACACAAAAAGGATCACCGCAAGCCATAGGAACAGCGGATTCCGGGTCTGCTGGAAGGCCACCAGATTGATGTTCCGCAGTGGAAGTGACAGACGAGAATCACTGGATTCCAGCAGCGCCACTTCATTGCCGATGGAAAGCCGATAACCCTTTGCCCCGTTGACTGTCAGATCGCTCAGCACGATTGCCATGCCGTCCATTCTTCCAGCTTCTCAACTCCGGTATGCCGAGGAGGTGACCCCGCCGATGTCGCAGCAACCCCATGGAGGGGACACCTTCCAGAGAACCCCATGAACGAGACACCGAAACGGATCCCTGGCAGGAAGCCCACCACCCGCGCCGCGCGCGCCAAGCTGCCCGCCTGCGGCGCGAAGACCCGTAGCGGCAAGCCCTGCAAGCGCCCCGCTGGTCACGGCACCCCGCACCCCGGTGAAGGCAAGTGTCGCTTGCACGGCGGGATTACCCAGAAACCCACCACCCGCTACCAGCTCGCCAACGCCAGCGCCTCCCTGCGCGAGGCCATCGATCAGCAACTCTCGGACCCGGATCCGCTGAACCTGCTGCCCGATCTGCTGCTCGCCCGCGCCCTGCTGCAAGACGGCATCGAGCGCCACAGCCAGGCCACCGCCGCCATCATCGCGTGGCACGTCAGTCACAGCAGCGGCTATCAGGAGGCCGTCACGCTCTGGCGCGAGCAACTGGCCCTATACCTGGACGCCGTGAACGCGGGTCACAGCGAACCTGAGATGGGACCACCCGCCCCACCTATCCCAGAAGACTTCGAGAACAAACCCCGACAGCTCCCAGACCTCGCCGCATTCATCACCCTGATTGACCGGGTGACTGGCATCGTCGAACGCATCCAGAAGCGTGAGGGTGAGCGCAGCATCAGCCTCGCCGACGTGGACCGGGTGCTGAACGAACTCGGCTTCAAAGCAGTCCTGGCCTTCAAGGAGGTGATTCCCGACGACGCAGACCTCCAGACGCTCAGCCCAGCGGAGCTGCGTGCTGAACTTGCACTCTCTTTTGAACGACACGCCCTCACTGTCCGCTACTGAGCCAGCAGCAGCAGCGGTATCGCCCCTGGCCCGTGGGATCCGTCAGGGTCTGGCCGAGACCGCCCCGGCCCCGCCGCCGAGCCTGGACGTCAACCCTTTCGCCAGCTACCGCGATGATCCGGTGGGCTTCGCCGAAGAGGTCCTGGGCCTGAAGGTCTGGTCCCGGATGCGCGAGATCCTGCTGGCCGTCCGGGACCGCAAGCGGGTGGCCGTCCGCAGCGGCCACAAGGTGTCCAAGTCCACCACCGCCGCCGTGATCGCCCTGTGGCGCTGCCTGTGCCGCGAGGGCAGCCGCACGGTGCTGAGTGCCCCCACCTCCCGCCAGGTCCGCATTATCATTTGGAAGGAACTGACCAACCTGCATGGCAACAGCCGCCTGCCCGGCCAGCTCTTCGTCGATCCCGGCACCGGCTACCGCTACCGCAAGAGCGAGGTCTTCGGCTTCAGTACCGACGAACCGGAAAAGATCGCCGGAATCTCGGGCGCGGACCTGCTGTTCATCCTGGACGAGGCGTCCGGGGTGGACGAACCGCTGTTCGCGGCCATCGAGGGCAACATGGCCGGGGGCGCGGGCCTGCTGATGATCAGCAACCCGACGCAGACCAGCGGCACCTTCTACGAGGCGTTCACCACCAAGCGCCATCTGTGGCACACCATCCATATCTCCTCGGCGGAAACGCCCAACGCGGTCAGCGGCGAGGTGCTGATTCCAGGCCTGGCCACCCGCGACTGGGTGATGGAGAAGAAACTCGACTGGGGCGAGGACAGTCCGCTGTATCAGGTGCGCGTGCTGGGCAACTTCCCCGGCCAGGCGGAGAACACCGTCATCGGACTGGGGCTGGTGGAAGCTGCCCGCGCCCGCCACGACGCCCAGGAGGCACCGCCCACTGGCATGTTCACCCTGGGTGTGGACGTGGCCCGCTACGGCGATGACAGCACGGTGCTGCAACCGCTGTTCGGCTCGCGTCCAGTGCCGCCCACCGTCCACCGCAAGCAGGACAACGTGGAGGTGGCTGGACATGTCATGGATCTGGTGGCCCGGCTGCGCGCTCTGCACGGTTACCCGGTTGCGGCGGGGCCGGTGCGGGTCAAGATCGATGACCTGGGTAACGGCGGCGGCGTGACGGACCACCTCAAGCACAGCGAGCGGGCCGCCGCGCTGGGCATCGTGACCCTGCCGGTCACCGTCAGCGAGCGGGCCACCGCCGAGGGCTACAGCAAGCTGCGCGATCAACTGTGGTTCGCCCTGCGCGATTGGCTCCGGGATGGCGGGGAACTGCCACCCGACAGCCATCTGGAGGGCGAGCTGGTGGCCCCACGCTTCAGCTTCGACACCCAGGGCCGCGCGAAGGTGGAGGGCAAGGACGAGATCAAGAAGCGCATGAACCGCTCGCCGGACAGGGCAGACGCATTAGCACTCGCTGTGTATCAGCCGCCCCAGGACACTGGTGTGGCGTCCGCCATCGCTGCGCTCGACGACTACGCGCCCATCGGGCTGGACTGAAAAGGAGGTGAAGCATGTTATTTGGACCCAACGGTGAACCCCTGGAAGAAAGCGGCGGCACGGAGACCAGCCTCTCGCAGGGCTGGCGCGAAGGGCTGCCCTGGCAGGGTGTGGGCAGCAGTGGCCGGGTCTACGGCGTGGACCGCGACACGGTGAGGCGGCAGACGCGTACCGCCTTTTTCACCAACCCGCTGTTCGGCGCGGCGGTGGAGATCGCCGTGGCGCTGCTGATCGGCGACGCCTTCACCTATGCCGAGCTGAATGCCGACAAGAACGCCCAGGCGGCGCTCTCGGACTTCTGGGACACCAACGATCTGGGTCACCTGATGAGCAGCCGTCTGGTCACGGAATACCTGCTGGACGGGGAGCTGTGCGGCGTGTTCCCGCTGGACGACATCGGCGATCAGCCTGCCCGGATCGCCCACCTGGACATGGACCGGGGTGTGCGGCTGCGTTCGGACGTGTCCTCGGGCGTGACGCAGGTCACGGCCCCCGGCGAGAACAACCGAACCCTGACCTGGGAACCAGGCCAGTTCATCTTCACGGCGCACAACGCCCTGTGGAATGACGCGCGCGGCTGGCCGGTGGCGATGCGGGCGCTGGCCCCCGCCGACGCCTACGTCACGCTGCTCCAGCACCGGCTGAACACGCATGACCTTCAGGGGCGCATCCTGGGCGTCCAGACCGTCTTCGTGGACCGCAAGGACCCCAGCAGCCGCGCCACCTACCAGGCCAAGGCGCAGGCGTACCGAACCATGCCCAGGCGCGGCGGCATCCTGACCCTCGCCAAGGTGCTGGCCGACGACGGCAAGACCGTGATCAGCGACGAGATCAACTTCATGACCCCCGCCGCCGGGGCCGCCAATGCGGAAGCCGACGCCCGCGCCTTCGTGCGCCTGACTGCCCTGGGAGTGCTGGGGATGCCTGAGCATTACCTGGGCGAGGGCGGCACCATAACGCGCACCACTGCCGAAAGCATGACCCTGCCCGCCATCCGTAGCGTCCTGCGGATTCACGCCGCCCTGCGGAGCCACCTGGACCGCCTGTACCGCGCCGAGTTGCGGCGACGCTACGGGCCGGACAAGATATACACCATCACCACCTTCGATGTGAAGGACGGCGGCAAGACACGGGTCAGCCGCAAGAAGAAGGTCAGGGCCGGGCAGATCGAGGTGCCGTGGGTCTTCCCGACGATCACCCAGGACAGCCTGGCGGACCTGATCACCCGCGCCGAGGCCGCCGCCCGCAACGGCTGGGCCAGCCCGCAGACCCTGAGTGGCTCTCTTTCCTTTGATCCGGCTGAGGAAAATGACCGGATGGCCGCCGTCGGTCTGGACTTTGGGCTGCCAAATCCGCAGGCCGCTGCACCCACCGCGCCCCCAGGAGGTGGCCCCCATGCCGGACAAACATCCCCAGCCCCCGCCGTCACCCCGTAGCCCTATGAGCAAGCAGCAACGCCTCGCCCAGCGCGAGGCGATTTTGTTGCAGCAGGCAAAAGGGGAAATCACGGTAGCTGCCGCAAAGGCTGCCCTCGCCAAGCTGGGCGACACGCCCGCCCTCCGCGAATGACCGGATCGCCGGAAGTTGAACAGGTCCGTCTCATCGTAGAGACAGTAGACGGGCGGCAGCACGTGTATGAATACCCGCGCTCCGTCGCTGAAAGCATGATTGACCGCTGGCGGGACGCGTCGAATGGAGACGGCACCGTTCCGGTTCGCGGCGGGGCGATCGCCTCCCGACACATCGTTCGCATGGTGCGCGGGGCGCTCAAATCCCCGCCTCCGCCCAACCCGTATGCGGGGCCGAAGCCGACGCTTAAAGACGTGATTGGCAAAACCTCCATTCTCGATAAGCACCCGTCCGGTCTGGACTGGCTGCGCTCCCTTTTCCGCCGCTAACGCAGCCGCGCCCCTGGAGGTTCTACATGGAACAGCTCAACCGTTCGCCCTGCACCACCGCCCTCACCGTTCACCTGCGCGAGAGCGTCAGTGGCCAGCTCGACACCAGCCAGCAGCTCAGCGAGACGCGGCGGCCTGAGCGCGCCAACGTCACCCTCAGCGAGGCCACGCAGGACGGGCAGAAGGTCACCCGCTTCAAGTGCGACATCGGCAAGGTGGACATCGTGAACCGCAACGGGCGCTACTACCCCCGCAGCGCGTATCAGGCTGCCATTGACGCGGCTCAGGAAGACCTGAGTGCCGGACGGCTGTGGGGCCTGCTCGAACATGCCGACGACTGGTATGACCCGATGAAGGGCCGACTGGAGAAGATCGCCGGTCTGTTCGACTCGCTAAGCATCGACGGCGACATGGTGATCGGCGAGGGCGTGGTGGTGGCCACCCCCACCGGCGACACCCTGCGCGGTCTGCTGGCATCCAAGGTGGCCGTTGGCATCAGTACCAGCGGCACCGGTTCGGTGAAGTGGCTCCCTGCGAAGGAAGTCGACGACACCTACCACGATCCCGAAGAGCTAATCGGCGTGATCCAGGACGACTTCCGCCTGCTGACGGTGGACTTCGTTTCAGATCCCGCCAATCCCAGCGGACAGGCCCGTAGCGCTGAGCAGCGCCAGCGGCAGCCGCCCGCGCCTACGCGCCCACAGGAGGGCAACATGCACCCCAAGATCAAAGCCCTGATGGAGAAGTACGGCTGCAAGACCCTCGAAGAGCTGAAGGCCAAGACTGAGGCTCAGGCGGAATACCTGACGACGCTGGAGGCCGTCGCGCAGGAAAGCGTCAACCGCCCGGCCCCTGCGCCTACCGCTGCCGACACTGGCACCGTCAGCTTGGGGGACTACCGCGTGCTGGAGCAGACCGTGGTGGAGCTGCGCGGACAGGTGTCCGGCCTGACCACCGACAACCACAATGCCCGCCGGGACGCGATTGCCATCACTGCCCTGGAGTCGGCCCGCCTGCCCAGCGCGGGGACGGTCAAGCACGGCGAAACCGAGATTGATCTGGACGCCTCGTTCCGTAACGATCTGATCAGTGCCGCCCGTGCTGCCGAAAGCGACGAAACCGCCAAGGCCGCAGTGGACCGCAAGATCGTCGAACGTAAGGCCGCCCTGGGCCAGCGCGAGAGCGCTCCCCGCCCCATCGGCCAGAACCGCGTGCCGCTGCCCAGTGGCGACAACAGCCGCACCCGCACCGAGGCCGAGCAGGCCCGCAACGGCGAGACCCGCCAGTTTGAAAGCACCCGCAGCCGCGCTGGCCTGATCTAAGCCGCGCTGCCGGTCTGCCTTCCCGCCACCTCAGCCCCAAGGAGGGCCATCCCATGAAGAACAAAAAGCACTGGGCCTACACGGGCGGCAGCATTTCTGTCGCCCTCACCGTTCCCGCTGGCACTAAGAGCGGCGATCTCGTGAAGCTCGGCACCGACGATCTCTATGGCCACGCTGAAACCGATCAGGCCACCGCTGACATGGTGTCCAAGGGCACCGCGCCGCAGGGCCTCGTCGAGAACCAGGCCACCGTGTTTCTCCCCGGCATCGTGGAAAGCATTGGCGTTCCCGCAACGGCCATCGCCGCTGTGGCCGCGTTCGGCAAGGTCTACCTGAAGGCCGACAAGTCGTATGGGGCTACGCCCGCTGACGGCCTGTTCGTCGGGTACAAGCTCAACGCCACCACGATCGCTCTGCGCGCCAACTAAGCAGCAGCCCCCACCCCAAGGCCCCCTCCCAGCGAGGCGGGCCTTTCCTTTTGCACCGCCCAGGAGGGCCGCATGTCGATTAAAGAAGTGAGATTCGAGCTGACCCGTCTCGCGGATCGGGGCGTCATCCCCGAAAACCGCGTCATCCCCCTGACCATCCAAACCGTGCTGGAATCCGCACAGCAGCACTTCCAGATGGGCTACTTCGGCCAGTTCCTCGACAAGGAGCTGGACAACGTGCGCGGCATGGACGCCAGCGCCAAGGAAGCGGCGCTGATTCGCATGGAGGGGATGATTCTCGACTTCGAGAAAACCCGCCGCGCCCACCGCGAGACCCACACCACCAGCGATTTCCCACTGGCCGTCGCGCAGGTCCGTCAGGCGGCCAGCCGTCCCGGCTTCACCTTCCCCGAGAGTGACCTGCCGAAGTTCGCTGCCCGCCGCACGGCCACCGACTTCAAGGCCCTGAAAGGCACGCGGCCCGGAGCCATCGGTCACCGCTTCCTGCCGGTGCGCCCGGAGGCGGCCAACATCGAGTACACCAAGTTCTTTACCAGCGAGGAGGGCTACACCGTGGCCGACTACGCGCTGGCGCTGACCTTCACCTTCGAGGCGTACATCAACGATGACCTGGGCGACTTCACGGCTGCCGCCGCCGACCTGGGCAATGTGGCCCGCCGCACCCGCGCCAGTGTGATTCTGGACGTGATCCTGCGCAAAGCGCCGCGTGTGCCGCTGGCCGACGGTGAACAGGGGCCGACGCCCGCCAATCTGGACCAGTTGGCCGCCTTCATGAGCGCGCAGGTGGACAGCGCCACGGGCCGCCGTGCCAGCCGCCGCCCCACCGATCTGTTCGTGCCCACCATCTGGGAGCGCAAGGCCGCCGCGAGCATGGCCAACGAGTACCTGGTGCCCGTCGGCGGCGGGTCCGGCGCGCTGGCCCTGGTGCCCAACCGCAACCCGGCCTACATGCTGGGCAACATTCATGTCGAGGACATGATCGCGGACCTGCTGGCCGAGTACCCGGACCGCTACGCTGCCAAGAACATCGGCGACGACGACTATCTAGTGGTGGACGGGCGCAACAACCCCTTCGAGCTGGCCGCCCTGCGCGGCTACGAGGGCGGCCCCAAGACCTTTACCCGCATGGTGAATGTGGACGAGACGGACCTGGAAGGCGACTTCGAGAACCGCAACTTCGCCCTGAAGGTGCATGACGTGGTGGGCGCGGACCTGCGCGATCAGTACGGCGTGGTCATCGCCCAGGGCGACTGAGCGCCCCCGCCGCCTGAGTACCCCATCCGCTCCAACTGGAGGAACGAACCGTGAAGAACCTGAAAACTGTGACACAGGTGTTCGCCGGGGGAAAGTGGTTGCCTGCGGGCAGCCCACTCCCCAGCGATCTGCCAAATTTCGACTACGAGAAGCACGCCGCCAAGGGCATGATCGAGGACACCGAGGGCGAGGAGATCATCAACCCCCGCCCGGAATCCGCCCCCGATCCTGTGACCACCCTGGACAATCACGCGACGGCAGCGCTCCAGACCGCCTTGGACGCCGCCCAGCAGTGGGAGGCGAAGGCCACTGCCGCGCAGACCCAGGCCACCCAACTGCGTGAGCAGGTGCAGGCCGCGCAGGGCAAGGCCGCCGATCCGGCAGACGTGACCGCGCTCAAGGAATACCGGGACGTGGTCGGCGTGCTGCTTCCACACGGTTTCCCAAGCCGGTCCACGCTCTTCGAGAACGGGTACTACACCGCCGATATGGTGCAGGGGGCCACCGATCAGGAGTTGATTGACCTGTCGGGAATTGCCCAGACTTCACTGGAGGCCATCCGGAAAGTCGTGCCGCCCGTCCCGCAGGAGTAAGCCGTGGACGCCGCCGCCCGCTTCCTGCTGGACCCTGAGCCACTGACCCCGGCCATGCTGGGCGTGGCGGATCAAGCCGCGTTGACGGCCCGGATTGCCGCGTACATGACCCTGCGCGGCATTCAGGCGAATGCCGAACCTTCCGAGGCGCAGCGCCAGGGCGTTCTGGCACTGATTTACGGGGCCAGGATCGTGGTGCTGGAGGGTGAGGTGGAGAAGTTCCGCGCCGAGGGTGAAATCACCATCGAGCGCGATCTTCAAAGCCGCATCATTCGGCTGGCTGCGGGCCGTGACATGGCGCTGGCGCTGTCGGTGACCACTGCCGAAGCGGCAGGGGGAGACTTCGCGCCGTTCTTCAGCGAGTGGGGCGTGCAGTGACCCGGTTGCCCGGCGTGCAGGCCACAGCCCACCGGCTGCTGACCGACAACGCCGATCTGCTGTACACCCTGACCGGCACCTGGAGCGACGACGCCACTTGCCGCTTCAGCGTGCGCGATCCGAACAAGGGCGGGCGCAGTTCCGAGACCCAGCTCCAGACGGACCCCATTCCAGCCAGCCTGCGCCTGTTGCGGGTGCATCCTGACGACGCACGTCCAACACCGGGCGCCTCCCTGATTTACCAGGGGGCGCTGCTGGTGCTGGGGCTGTGGGCCGATCCGTCCATCTGGACCGGGCAGCAGGTGGGCGTCTGCCGCCTGGTGGACGAACGGGCCTACCCGCTGGTGGCGCTGATCGGCGTGCAGGGCTTCCGCTTGCGGATCAAGGCACTGGACGCTGCGCCCATTCAGGCCACTGGACTGACCGGCACACCCAACAACAGCGGACTGGCCTCCACGCCGCCCGGAGTCACCTTGCAACCTGGCGACACCTTCACCACCGACGCGGGAGACCGCTATCAGGTGGTGCCGCCCGTACAACGGGACGCCCTGGGTGACACCGTGGGCGTGAGCTGGCAGGGTCAGGGAGCCGAGAGGCCGCCCCTGCCCACGCCAGACAACCCAGACCCCACGCCGGACACGCCGGACGGTGCGCCGCCGGGCCGTGACCCGTGGTGGGATGAAGGGTTGCCGTGAGCTTCGAGGTGCAGGGCAGCATCGACGCCATGCTCCGAGAAGTCCGCGCGCTTCAACCTGCCCGGCTGACCCTGGCCCTGAACCGCCAGTGGTCTGAGGACGCTGCCGAACGCCTGCGCGACAACGTGGGCGGTGGTCCCGGTACGCGCTACCTGCGGGCCAGGTCTGGAAGCACGCGGTCCAGAGTGCGGGCGACCTTCAACGCTTCGGGTGGTTCGCTGTCCGTCAGCGGTCCAGGAACCGAGATCCAGGAGGAAGGCGGCACCATCCTTCCCAGAAACGGCAAGTATCTGACCTTCCGGCTGTACGCGGCAGGAGACGGCGCTGTTGCGACTGGTCCCTGGATTCGGACCCGCAAGGTCCGCATCCGTGCCCGCCACATGGTCAGGGACGCGGCCCAGGACGCTTTGCGCGAGCTGGGTGATCACCTCAACTCCACGCTGGGAGGTAACCCGAATTGACCAACCCGCCCGAGCCGTGGCCCGACAACGCCGCCCACCTGCTGCGCCTGCTGGTTCAGCGGGTGATCGTGCTGGGGAAGCTCCCCCGGCTGATTCCGCGCGCCCTGCACGCCCACGAGATCATTCCGGGACGTTCGGAGTTCTGCGTCACCGACAGCACCGAACTTGATTCCGGCTCCGGCTGGGATGGGGACTTCCTGGTGTTGCCGCGTGAGTATGGCGGCTATATCGCCGTGCATTACGCACAGGACACCGATCAGCGCGAGACCTTCCCGGATGAAGCGCGTCTGGCCTCTGCGCTCGCCACCTTTACCGAGGATGCCCGCGTGCGGGCCGTGCCGGGCCTGCGCCAGTTCGGGCTGGTTCCGGCGCGGTGGTTCCTGAACGACACCCCAGTGAGCATGCAGCACCCACCAGTGCTGACGCTGGAAGTGGAGTGGACCCTGGGCGTGAACCTGCTGATCCCGAGAGCCTTTCTCAACCCCGACGCCACAGGAGGCGTGAACCCATGAAAAAAACCGATCAGGTGGCCGCCATCGAGCAGGCCAACGGGGAGAAGCTGTCCCCGGACGACTACACCGCCCGGCAGCTCGACGAGCTGCGCGCCATCGCCGAGCAGGGCGGCGCGACTCTGGAGGTCTTCCAGACCCAGCGCCACGCCTTCGATGCACTCCGAGAGCAGGCCGAGGAATCCATGACCCGCGTGGAATACACCGGACAGACCGCAGGCAGCATCCGTCTGGAGAGCGGCACGGTGCTGGTCACTCACATCGAACCCAGTGACGTGCTGGAACCGGAGGGTGACGAGCAGCGTGCGGCCCTCCTCGCCACCGGTTACTTCACTCCCACCCGCAAGCGGGCCACCACGGACACCACCACCGACGCGCCGATTGAATCTGCCGTCCCTGATCCCCAGGAGAGCGCATGACCTTTATCGCCAACACTGGCGTCCGCAACGATGGGCGCAAGGGCCACTTCGGCATCGCCGCCCAGGCCGAACCCGGCGTGTATACGCCGCCCACCAACTTCCTGCGCGAGACCGGCGGCACCGGCTACATGCCCGACGATCTGGAGCGCGTCAGCCAGGCGTTCCGGGGCACCTCGTTCGAAAGCCCGGCAGAGTACGCCGGAACCGACTACATGTCCCGCAGCGTGCCCACCGAGGCCACCGTGAACGACGTGGCCCTGATGCTGCGCCTGATGTACGGCGAGCCGGACGGCACGGGTGTCATCACGCCCCAGGACGCCACGCAGTGGGACCCCAACTTTCCTCTCCCTGCGTTTTCCGGGCAGTGGCGGGTGCCGGGGGCCGGGCACGTCCAGATCCGTGACGGCCAGCTCCACGAGCTGACCCTGACCGTGCCCGAGTCGCGCACCGAGTTCGTGAGCGCGAGCATGGCCTTCCACGCGGCCTGGGCGCTGCACCACCCGGAGGGCGCGCCAATCTCGCCCTTC